GCGTTCGGAATTGCTCGCTTGACCACCTGAAGCCCTTCGAGTGGCAGCAGCGAGCCGCGGTGGAGGCCGCCAGTGTCTGAGCAGTTGAGCCGGTGCCGGTCGTGTCAGACGCACTCCGCCGCGGTGAGGGAGACGGCCGAGACGGAGCCGCTGCCGGGGTGGTACCGATGAGCCCCGACGAACAGGCCGAGCGCGACCAGATCGCCATGACCCTGGACATCCTGCTGGGCATCACGTCAATCGAGCTCCGCCGAAGTACAACGACGGCGGCCGAACGCGCCAGCGAGCGCCTGGCACAGGAGCGTCGTGGCATCGACCCCAGCTGGGCCGAGCACTGGCGACGGAACGCGGTGGCGTGATTGGTAGACGTTATGGTGCTCGAAATCGACTACGACGGGCTGGTGATCCGGCACGCCCCGGACGAGATCGAGGTGTCTGACCACTTCCTCGAAAGGTGGGTCGGCTTGCGGGACGGTGTCACGCTTGGTGACGGCATCCTGACGGTGCGCGCCACGAATGGCACCGTGAGCTACGGACTGGACAACCACGATTCAGATCGACATGTGTGGCACGGGGTGAAGTCGGCATGACCTATCACCCTGTGGCACCTATGACTATCTGCGCTGCGCGTCGCACCAATGGCGAGCCGTGTCGCGCATGGGCGATCCACGGTGGCCGCGTCTGCGTTGTCCACGGCGGTAAGGCGCCGCAGGTCAGACTCAGCGCCGAGCAGCGCATCCGCGACCTGGTGGACCCGTCACTGGATCGGATTAAGAAAGCGATCGACGACGACGACAACCCCCAGCTCGCGCTCGCCGCGGCCCGCGACATCCTCGATCGCGCCGGCTACAAGGCCACCGAGAAAGTCCAGTCCGACGGGCGCGTGGTGATCGAAGTCGAGTACGTCAAACGCGCGCTGGTGCTGCCGGAGTCGTGATGTGCTGGTGGTGCGCGGCGGTAGTGTGATGCCCGACAAAGACACCATGACTGATGACGCGAAGGACCAGCCTAACCGCATCGTGGTCGTGATCAATGGCCGGTACACGGCAGTACGTCTGGATGACGATCCCGATGTCGCACAACGGGTCTTTGTGCCGCAGACGTGGGCGGAATACGGCCGGGCTATGGGCTATGCGTTCGGCAAGGTGAAAGATGCCGCGGATCCAACTGCCTGAATTGCACCCGGTCCAGCAGCAGATCCTGGACGAAGCCAAACGTTTCAACGCCGTAGCGTTAGGTCGACGTGCCGGCAAATCAACGTTAGGTCAGCACCTGCTCACACACGCTGCACTCCGAGGCGAGCCCGCTGGTTATTTCGCACCAACTTACAAATTGTTGGACGAGTTCTGGCGAGAATTACGTACGGTGCTCGAGCCCATTACTCGCACCAAAAGCGAGCAGGGACACCGCCTCGAATTGCTCACCGGCGGCGCCGTCGAAATGTGGTCGCTCGACGATCCCAACCCGGCCCGTGGTCGCAAGTACGCGTTGATCGTGGTCGACGAGGCCGCGATGGTGCCGAACCTGCTCGAGATCTGGCAGCTGGCACTGCGCCCGACGCTGACCGACCTGGCGGGCGGCGCGTGGTTCATGTCGACACCGCGTGGCCTGAATGACTTCTGGCACCTGTACCAGCAGGGCCAGGACCCGTTGCAGCGCGACTGGGCGTCGTGGCAGATGCCGACCAGCGTGAATCCGTTCATCCGCACCGAGGAGCTCGTCGCGGCGCAGCAGGAGCTCCCCGAGCGGGCGTGGGCGCAGGAGTACCGCGCCGAGTTCCTGCAACTCGAGGGCGGCGGCGTGTTTCGCGGCGTGCAGGCCGTCAGCCGGCTGCAGCCAACGCCACCGGAACGCGGACATCAATACGTCATCGGTGTCGACTGGGGGAGGACGAATGACTTCACGGCCATTTCGATCGTGGACGCAACACTCGGGAATCAGGTTGCCCTGGATCGTTTCAGTGAGATTGATTACGAGCTGCAGACCGAGCGCTTACACGCTTGGGCCGAAGCGTACAAACCGGTCCTCGTCGTGGCAGAGGCGAACGCAATGGGTCGCCCGCTTATCGAACGCCTGCAGACGGGTTATGCCCGACTTGTGGGTCGCGCTCGACCAGCTCTCCCGGTGTGGGCCTGGGACGCCACGAACGCCTCGAAGGCGGCACTCGTGCAGGCTCTCGGGCTGGCGATCGAACGCGGCGATCTGACGCTGCTCGACGACGCGGTCCAGACCGCGGAGCTGCTGGGGTACGAGGCGGCGGTACTGCCGTCGGGGATGATCCGCTACGGTGCGCCGTCGGGGCAGCACGACGACACGGTCATTGCCCTGGGCCTGGCGTACCTCGGCGCGCAGCGTGAGCAGACGCCGTCTGGTGTCACACGGTACGGGTTTGCCACGGCTACCGGCCGGCACTGAATCGATTCAAGATCAAGTCAACATCACTAGCGAAGCGTTAGACTCGCGCACGTGGCGATCGACCGCGAGCGCGAGCTCAAGGCGCCAGACTCCTCCTACATCCTCGATCTCATGACCGAGTTGGGGGACTCGTTCAGACAGCAGGACCAGGACATCGACGAGATGCGCTCGGTCCGCGAGATGAAGGTGCCGGCCATGGCCGAGGCCGACTCGCGCTACGTGATGGTGCACGTCGACCCGCGCGACCCCGACATCACCGAGGAGGCGTTCCAGCAAACCGCCATCCTGACCCTCGAGCGCCCGAAATTGTCCATCGTCGGCGGCGAGGGCGACACGGCGCAGACCGTCGCCTCCAAGCTCGAGCACTGGACCGAGGAGACCTTCTGGCAGTGCGGCACGCGCGAGCCCGGCGCCGACACCATGACGCAGGTCACCGACGCGTGTCTCAACGACGGCGGCGGCTGGGCGAAACTGCTGTGGGCGGCGGACCTGTGGCAATCTCGCTACGACGTGCCTTCACCCCAAAAGGGTGAGTCGACCGACGCCTACCAGCAGTACGACAAGCTCACCGAAGAGGCGAAGAAAAAGGCGGGGCCGCCGTTCGTGTGGGCGTACGTCGACCCCAGGACGATCTACCCGCAGCGGTCGGGCGGCAAGCTCGACGAGGTCATCGAGACGACCGAGGTCACGCTGCGCCACGCGTTCCGCAAGTACCGTCTCGGCCGCAACAGTGAGGGCGACATCGTGCCCGAGGAGCTCGGCTCGGTCACCCTGCCGCGGGACAGCTCGAGCGCCGGTACGCGCGACCCGTTGGCGACGGTGCAATTCATCGAGCACTGGGACAAGACCTGGGTCTCGTACATGGTTGCGGGCCGCAACTTCAGCAACCAGCGCACCGGCCAGATCGTCAAGCAGTTCCGCCACAAGTATCCGTTTGGTGTGCCGTACGACTACGCGCCCGGGCTCACGATGTCGTGGATGCGCGACCGCAAAGTGGGCTGGGGCATCGGCCGGACGAAGCTCTGGTTAGTGAAATACCGGGCCTATTTGCGTTCCATGCACGCCAATTATGTGGCGAGAGATTTGCTGTCGCCGCTGGTCACGTATGGCGATTCACCCGCGGCGCCGGTCGGCACGGGCGACGGGCTGCCGCGCGAGCAGACCGACCTGGCGCTCCACCCGGGCGAGATCCTGAACCTGCCGCCTGGTCGCCAGCTGCAGCGCATCGAGTACGCCGACGCCTCGACGCTCGAGAAGCACATGAGCCTGATCGACCAGGCCATCCGCGACCTCGAGTCGCCGCGCGTGACCACGCTGTCGGGCATGGAAGGCGCCGGCTTCGCGATCAGCCAGATCCTGTCGTTCACGCGCACGCGCGTCGGCCCGGTGCGGCACGGGCTCGAGGCATTGCTCCGCGGCCAGACCGAGAAGCTGTGGTGCCTGGTGCGCGAGCACCCAAACATCAACGAAAAGGTGTGGGTGTTCTACGGCGGGAACGAGGTCGGCTCCGAGAAGGCGGCCACCGAGTTCATCGGCTTCGGGCCGGACGATCTGAACCGTCCCATGCACATCAAGTGGGAGGTGCAGGCGCAGCTCCCGACCGATGAAATGATCCAGGCCCGCTACGCGCACGAGCGCCTCGCCGCGGGTACGTACGGCAAGGATGAGGCGGTCACGTTCCTGGGCGACAATCCTGACGAGATCCGCCGCAGCATCGCGCGCGATCGCATCCGCTCGAGCACGGCTTACCAGAAGTGGCTCGATTCGGAAGTGTTCATGAACGCCGGCCGCGGCGACTTGCTGCAGAAAGCGCAGGACGCCGAGCAACTGGCGCTGCAAGGTCAACTGGCTGGAGCCGGTGCTCCAGGTCTGCCGCCCGGAGGGCCTCCGGGCGCGCAGCCGCAGCCCGGTGTCTTCGAGGGTGGCGGGGCCGGAATGGGAGGCGTTCCTGATTTAGGAGCGTTGGCCGCGGCGCCGAACGGAGCCGGCGTCAGTCCGCCCGCGTACGGCCAGGTGATGAACGGCGCGGCGCAGCCCGGCGGCGGCGGCTAAGCCATGCCGCCGCAGAACCAGAAGAACGAGCTCGTGCGGCTGCAGTCGGAGATCACCAACGAGATCACCAGCGACGCGCCGCACATCGCGCGCATGGTGTTCGGCGACGCGAAGGATCATCCCGACGTGGTCGGCCTGCCGAACCAGCGCATCGACGACATCTACCGCGACAAGTACCTGAGCGACGATCGGACGTGGCTGCAAGCCGAGGCGCGGCGCGACCCGGAGCAGTTCCTGAAAGTCACCGAGCGCATCGGCGTGCGTATGCCCGAGCCGCAACCGCCAGCGCCGGCACCGGCTGTGCCTCTGCCTGCTCCACCGCCGGTGGCGCAGGCGCCGATGTTGCCGCCCGCGCCGCCGGTGCCTATGGTTCCGCCGGCGCCCGTTGCTCCTGGTCCGGTGGTGGTGCCGCCGATCCCAGCGCCCATGCAGGCAGCGGCGCCGCCACCGGTGATCTACGGCCCGAACGGCCAACCGCTGAGCCTCGGAGGCTGACGTGCCGGGCACGCTACTCCTGGACGATTGGCGCCAGTCGGTCGAGGACGAGCTCCGCAAGCACGCGCAGCAGGCTTTTCAGGTGGTCGGCAATCCGCCGGCCGCGCCCCACCCGCAGCAGGTCCTCAACGAGCTGCAGAACCACGCGCAGCAGGCGGCCCAACAGGCGGAGCAAGGCGTCACGCAGTTTGCGCAGCAGCGGCAGCAGAACGTCGCCGATGTTGGCGCGCAGCTCCAGGACTACGCGCAGCAGGCCGTCTCAGGCGTAACGCAGTTCGCGCAGCCACGGTCGACCGAGCCGCAGCAGGACCTGACGACGTTTCTCGGGCCAGCGCCTCCGATTACTGCCGGCCAGGGAGACGTGCAGGGAGCGCCGTCGCCGGACACAACGGTGGTTCCAACCAGAGTAGGGCAGGGACAGTCGAACTTTATTCAGACCTTGCAACCCTTGGCTGCTCGAGTTGCCGCTAGGACAGGCATTGATCCCAACGTGATGATTGCGATCGCCGCCAATGAGACCGGGTGGGGCCAATCGCAGACCGCCAAAGAGCAGAACAACCTGTTCTCGATCCAGGGTCCGAGTGGACAGGCCTCGCGTTGGGCCACGTACTCGAGTCCTGAGCAGTCGTTTCAGGGGTTCGTCGATCTGATCTCGAGCGCACCGCGCTATCGGCAGGCGTGGGCGGACCGCGCTGATCCTGAGAAGTTTGTCGACGATCTGCGCAATGCGGGTTACGTGGTCGACGAGCCGGGCTACCCGGCGCAGGGCTGGGTCGATCAGGTCAAGTCGATCAACCGCAACCTGCCGGTTGCACCGGGTGCGGGCATCGTTGATCGCGCGACAGGGCTCGTGCAGCAGGCTGCGGGTGCGGTGCAGCAGGGCTTCCGCGACATCAGTCAATTCGGCGACCCGCAGCTCACCAATTCGGAGGCGTACGCCGCATGTGGCCCAGCTGCCGCTGTCCGATTTGCCGAAAGGTTCGGCAGGAATCCGACGCTCAGGGAAGCCGTGGATCTGGCGAAGCAGGTGGGCTGGACCGAGGCCTCGGGGATGGCCGGCATCGGCTCGCAGCAGCGGCTCCTCGAGAAGTTGGGGGTGCCAACCTCGATCGTGCAGGGCGCGCAGTGGGACAGATTCGCGAAGGAAGCACAGAGCGGTAATCCCGTCACCATCTCGACGCCCGGCCACTACTTCTACGCCGACGCATACGATCCCTCGAGCGGGGCGTTTCACGTGGGACGGTCTGGTACCGACCTGCGCGGGGGCAAAGAGTGGATGACCGCGGCCGAGATGGAGGGCCGCATGGGCGGCGCGCAGGGTGCGCTGTTCGCGGACAACCCGACCGTGCCCGCAAAGTCCAGCTCGCCGACGTATGACGTGGGTGGGCCCAGGCCTGCGCCTCGAGCGCCCATCTACGCCGGCGTCATGCAGCCGGCGGGCGGTGACGAACGTGCGCCGTTCCAGGTGATCGGCGACACGATCGGACCGGTGGCGCAGGACATCAAACAGGCCGCGGGCCAGGCTGGGGAAGCGGTGGGTGGTGCGCTGGGCGCCGCGGGCGAGGCGATCGGCGGGGCCCTCAGCACTGCGGGGCAAGCGATTGGTGGCGTCTTCAGCGACGTCGGCAGTGGTGCGCAGCAATCGCTCACGGACGTGGGGCAGAGTGGCCTCGGGAATCAGGTCCTGCGCGGCGGACGCTCGCAGGCGGAGAGTGCCGAGTTTGCGCAACACCAACTCGAGGAGGCGCAGCGCCTGGTCGATGAGCAGCGTCGTCGTGATGCCGAACCGATCACCGCGGGCAACGTCGCGAGCACCGCGTGGAACGCGATTATCAATGCCACGCCCAGCATGGGCATCACATGGGATGACTACCTGCGGTCGCAGCAGCAGAAGAACACATGGATCGACCAGAACAACCCGCTGCGCGACGTGCCGGTCCTGGGCGGGCTCACGTCCGGGCTTGCCGAGCAACTCACCGACCCGCTGATGATTGCGACGTTCGGACCGACGTCCAGCCTCGGGTGGGTGGCGGGTGCAGCGGTGGGCGAGCGCGTCGCCGCCGCGGCGGCCGACCGACTAGCGCCCGCGGCGACGCGCTGGCTTTCGACGGTTGCGGATAAGTTCACGAGCGGGGCGATCATCGGCGGTCTGCAGAACGCGCTGTTCGAGGCGGAGCAGGCGGATGCGACACCGCAATCCGTCGGCACGGCGCTGCTGGTCGGCGCGGGGTTGGGTGGGACGATCGATGCGGCGGCGCCGGCGGTGGCGTCAACCGTGGGGCGCATCGGGCAATCAATCATGGATCGCGCGCCCGAGCTCGGGCCGATCCTCCGCGCGCGCCAGAGTGGCGAGGTCCAGGTCAACGCACCGCTGGGCGGCGTGCCCGCGGCCGTGGAGCGCGCTCGAGGCGAGACGCCAGGGGCGCCAGGTTCGCGGGCACCGGAGGCGGAACTGCCTCGTCGCGTATCTGAGCCTGCGGGACCGCCAACCAGTGAGGCTGATGGTGTCCAGGCGCGAACTGACCGTGAGCCGATCCAGGTGCCGCCGGTTGTTGCCGAAGGTGGAGCGCAGCCAGAGCCGGCAACCATTCAGCCTGGACGGCAGCAGGCGCAGATCACGCCGCCATTCGCGACAAACCTGGCGGGTGCTGCACTCGGCGGCTACGCCGGCAATGCCGCCACTCCCGAGGACGCCCCGCTCGACGAGCGCCTGCGCAATATCGGACTCGGCGCGTCCGCGGGCCTGCTCGGCACCAGTGCAGTCACCCGCACACTTGAGCGCCGACCAGCGCTCGCCACCGCCGCGGTCCGCGCTGCCGAAGACACCGGCTTTCGTGCGCCCGAGACCACACGCCCGGGCGAGGACCTGCTCCGCGCCACGACGCAGGAACCGATCACGGGCACGACGCGCGAGCCGCGGACGCTGGGCGAAGTCCAATCGAATCCCCACTTGTTGCGCGAGGCCGAGCCTGGCGACACCCCGCTCAGCGACGATGCGCTCGCCGCGCACTACGACCAACTCGAGCAGCGCATGCAGGACGTCCAGCAGCGTTTCGACGCCGTCGACGAACAACTGCGCAATCCGAACGTGAAGGCCGAGCGGCCGCCGTGGGCCGCGGGCTACACCAACGACCAGCTCGTGCAGATCGCGCGGCAGCACGACGTCTCTGCGTACGAGCCCAACTGGTGGGAGCGCGCCGGGCTCGAGACGGGTTCGGGCGAGGTGCGCGAGAACGTCGGCCAGGGCGGATTCCAGCGGGGCCAGGGCCAGCGCGAGCCGACACAGGCCGACCTGCGCGCCGAGCGCAATCAGCTCGCCAAAGAACGCCGCGACTTGCTCGCCGCGGCGCAGCAACTGGGCGAGGCTCGGCCGGGCCAGCGCTTCGTACAGCCGCGGGAACGTGGCCAGGTGGGCGATCTGCCGTTCGATACGGGCGACCAGGAGGCGACGCCGCATGGTCCGTACGCGACCGAGACCTCGGGACCGAGCGGCAACCTCGCGTCGGATCTCGTCACCAGGAATGGCACCAAGCCCGTTCCGTCGCAACTGAGCGGCTTGCGCGAGGAGCCCGGGCAGGTGGTTGGTGAGAAGGGTGGCCTCACGGGTCGCGGCATCCTCGATCCCGAGACCGTCGGCCGACCGTCCGCTCGAGCGAAGCGGGTCATGCCCAACCTCGACGCGATGGTGAAGGACATGCCCGAGGTCCGCGCACAAATTCAGCAGGCGGTTGAAGATAACCCGGCGCTGTTCGAGGCGTACCAGCAGGGCCGCATCTCGCACGATAGTCTGCTGAACGACCTGGCGACCAAGGTCGGTATGACCGCGAAGGACTTTCTCAAGACGCCCGTCGGCAAAGGGTTCAACCCCCAGGAGTTGGTCGCGTTGCAGGCCGCCGCGATCGATTCGCAGCATCGCCAGACTCAACTGGCCGAGGAGATCATGGCGAAGGGCGGCGTCGACAACCTGACGCCCGAGGAGGTCGCCTACGGGCTGAGCAGTCTGGTGGATGCCGCACGCTTGCTCCCGGTCGCCACGGGTGCGCGGTCGACCGCCGGCCGTGCCTTGAACGCGCTGAAGGCCCGCATCGACCGCGGCATGGCGGCCGGCATCAACGCCAGCAACGAGCGCATTGCGGCGCGGCGCGAGGCAGACGCGGCTCGGCGCGCGGCGGTCAAGGCGACCAGGCTGCTCGAGAAGACGCGCGACCTCGAGGGCGAGCAGAAGCAGGCGCTCAACGGTGCGCGGGCGAAGGGTGCGCCGAAGAACATCCTCGACCAGATCGCCGAGGCGTACGACCAGCTCGATCGCTACCAGGCGATGACGCTGCACGAGAAGGGCGCCGAGTTCGACCGACTGGCGAAGGAACGTGCCGCGGCCGCGGCCAAACGCAAAGAGGCGGTCCGCGGCGCGCCCGAGGAACTCCTGTCGGCGCTCAAGGCCGAGCTCAAAGCCGAGCGCGACAACTTCGCCAAACGCAAAGACACGTGGGAAACGATGGCGTTCTGGGACACCAAGGCGAACGAGAACGCCGTCAACAAGCGCAACTCGTTCCGCGGCGGGCTGTACCTCGAGCAGCAGCGGAAGTCGGCGCTCGAGGCACAGAAGACCAGCGAAGCGCGCGCTGCGAAAGCGTGGGACCTGGAGCAGAAACGACAGACGCGTCAGTCCGACAAGGCCGGTGCGCTGCTCGAGGCGATCGGTGGTGAGAGACCGAGCCGCGAGCTGCTCGCGAGCTTCGTCGACGCGATCACCTCCGAGGACGACCTGGCGGCGCCGAAGTTCCTGAAGGGCATGCAGAGGCAGGGCTGGTGGGGTCGTTCACAGATCATGCGCATCGCCGGCCTGCTCAGTTCGACGGCGACGCACATGATCAACGCCACGGGCAACGTGACGCAGGTGCCGATCGAAGTCGCCTCACACGCCGCCACCATCGGTATTGACTGGGCCCGCGCGAAGGCGACCGGCGGCGAGCGGCAGGCGTACTGGGCGGAGCTCGGCCCAATGCTTGAAGGCTACGGGCCGGGTTTCCTGGCGCACCTGCCTGAGGCAATCAAGATCCTGCAGACGGGCATCACGCCAGTCGAGCGCGCCGACCTCAGCAAGATCCGCGCGGGGTTCCAATCGGGCAGTACCAAGGTTGATACCGCGGTCGAGGCGCCGCTGCGCATGCTGCAAGCCTCAGACGAGTTGTTCCGCGGCGGCGCGTTTGCGATGCAGGCCAACCGCGTCGCCACGCGCTACGCGACGCAGGAAGGTTTTACCGGCGCACGAAGGGCTGGTCGGATGCGGGACATCGTCAGCCACCTCGAGGACTACCCCGAGCTGTACCAGGAGGCCCAGGACGCTGCGGCGCGCATGGTGTTCCAGGAAAAGCGGACCGTGCCGATGCCGCAGACATTCACTAATGGCGTGCCTGGCGAGATCGCTCGAGCGGTGGTGTCGCAGCCGCTGCCGTTCGTCAAGACGCCGGCCAATATCACCGCGCAAGGATTCGGTCTGTCGCCGCTGGGCTTCGCCGGTGTGGCGGAGGCGATCGCCAATCGTCCAAACGTCAGGCCCGAGCGGCTCGGTCGGCAGACCCTCCTCGCCGAGCAGCGCCTGGCGCGGACAGCGATTGGGACGGCGATCTTCGGCGGCGGCGTCGCGATGGGCGCGGGCGTATTCAGCGGCGGTAAGAGCATGCTGACCGGGGCGTACGACGACAACGAGGCGAGCACCTACCCGCAGGGCTGGCGCGAGTGGTCGATGCGGGTCGAGGACCCCGTCAGCGGCAACACGTACTACGTGCCAATCCAGAACTACGGCGCCGCGGGTGTGCCGCTGGCGTTGGCGGCGATCGTCACGGACGCTGGCCATCGCGGCAAGACCTTGCTCGACGAGGACGAGATGAAGCGCGCGTCGACCGCGATCGGGGCATACGTGCTCGACAACACGTTCTTGCAAGGACTCTCCGACACGGTCAACGTGCTGCACGACCCGTCGCGCTACGCGCCGAAGTTCGTTGAGGGCCTGGTGTCCAGCTACGGGCCGTTTTCGTCGCTTGGCCGCCAGGTGCAGCGGGCCATGGGCGTCGCGTCGCGCAATCCGCGCGAGGGGGCGCTGGGCCTGATCGATGCGCTCGAGGCCAACTACCCCGGTCTGAGCGGGAACGTCCCCGAGGCGACGACGGCGATCGGCGAGCCGCGGACCCAGGGCATCAGCGGTGCGGCCGCGTTCGCGCTGCCGATCCGCGCCGACATCGAACGCGACGAGCCGACGCTGAAGCTGCTCCGCGAGAACGATGTGAGCATTCCGCCTGAGCCGAAGCAGGTGAATATTGGGCGGGGCCAGTCGATCGATCTGACGGAAGCGGAACAGGATCAGGTCAAGCGTGCGCGCGGCGCCGCGATCAAACAGGCGGTCGACCAGGTGCAACAGACCAGGGCGTGGCAGGGCGCCGACATGGCCACGCGCAACGCGCTCTTGAAGCAGGCAGTCAATTTCGGGACGCAGACCGCGACCGTTGACTTCTATCGATCGCTGCAACCGTCGGAGGTCCAGTCACGCGCGAAAGAGCGCAGTGTGCCTGAGCCGTACTACATCGGGGGTGCCCCAAGCTGATGCCTTACAACTCGAAGCAAGCCGCCGTCGACGCGCTCAAGCCCGGTTACCGTGTCGTCGGGGAGAAGCCGTACTTCGTCAACAAGGCGAACCCGAATGCTGGTCGTCCTGGGGAGCCGGCGCAGATCCAGGAGCAGCAGGGCGTCACCCTGTCGATTTTGGGTCCGAAGGGCGAGCCAGACACCATCGTCGTCAAGGAAGTCGGCAACAACCCCGACACGAAGGGCGGCGTCGGCTTCGACGTCATCGAAGGTCCGCAGAGCAAACCGACCGCGGGCAACCAGGCCTCGCCGCCGGGCGGCTGGACGCCGGTCTACCGCACGCCAGGCGACGCCTCGAGCGGCCAGATCGGTCAGTGGGACCCACAGAACAACGAGTTTCACCCGACGGCCGCGGACCCCAATGCAAAGCCCTCGGGCACGTACGACAACGTCATCGACCCGAACGATCCGAAGGGCAAGCGGATCATCGGCATGATCGACAAGGGCGACAAATCGTGGCATGCGGTCTCCAACGATCCGAACCTGCCCGGTCGTCAGATCATCACCACCCCGAGCGCCGTCTATGCCGTCGACGCTGACAACAACGTTTCGAAACTGGTCGACATTGACAAGAACTCGCCGTTCCAGGCGGTCATCGTCGACGGCAAGCCGTTCAAGTTCGACCCGAATACGGGCACGTTCACTGCTGGCCCGGTCAACGAGCACCCGGATATCAAGGACGCGAACAACCTGCCGATGGTCTGGACTGTCCAGCCCGATGGCAGTGCCAAGTACGCCTATCCACCAGGCGTCAAGCCCGCCGCGGGGCTGAGCGTCAACACGACCGCGCCCAACCTGATCTGGTACGACACCGACGGCAACGTTGTCGCCACGCGCAAGAACGAGAACTACCTCCCGACGCCCGCGACCGCGCCCTCGCCGAACACGACGGCGCCGATGCTGCTGCTGCCGGATCCGAAAGATCCGACGAAGCTGACCTGGCAGCCGAACAAGGGCCAGGTGCTCGCCAGCGACGCGCTCAAACAACTCGCCTCGCATCTGACCGGGCAGGTCGTCTCGGGCGACATGACCGTCGACGAGGCCAAGACGCTGATCGACTCCGCCAACGCGCGGATGACCAACGACATCAACCAGGCCAACACCGCGCGCGGCGCGGCCAGCGACATCCTGACGGCCATGTCGACGGGCGCCACGACCGGCGCGGGCATCCTGCAGAACCGCGTCAGCAACGCCCAGCAGATGCTGGGGAGCGTGCTCGGACTCGCGGGCCAGGGCCAGCGTTCGGGCAATATGGGCGGCGGCCTGATGAGTGCGCCGGCAGGCCTCGGGGAGCAGCTCGTCGGGGGCATTCAGGGCTGGGCGACCGAGCTCGGTGGCGGCCAGGGGGTGTACGACACGGCCGCGCGACTGGTGCAGGCGGCCGATCCGCAGAATGGGCGCAGCCCCGAGGCGCAGGCGGCGTACGGCGTGCTGACGCAGATGCTCGACCGGTACAAGCAGCAGACTGGCCAGGACCATCCGACGGTGGTAGCGACGCAGGCCGCCCAACAGTCGCAGCAACAGGGTGGCATGGCCGCGCCGGCGACGGTGGTACCGCCGCAACAGGCAGCGCCAGTGATGCAGCCGGCGCCGGTCGCGGCGGGCGTCGTCGCCCCGCCGAACCAGGTACCCGGCGCGAACTACGGAAATGCCATCGCGTACACCGGCGGAGTCGCGCCGGCGTCGTATGGCTTCACCCCACCTGGCGGCTCGAGCTACTCGTACGGTGGTCCGGTCCCGTGGGCGGGTGCCGTGCCGCAGCCATTGCCGCCGGGTGCGTTCACCGCACCGCGGACACTGACCGCCGCGGACGTGCTGGCAGGGAGAGCATAAGCGATGCCTTGGTTTCCAAATCCCGCTGGCGGAGCCCCCATCCAGGCCCCTACGAATCCGAACCCAGCCGGTGGTTCCCTTGGCTATTACTCCGATCCGGGGTACAACGGGCCGCCTCCTGGCGGTTCGCCGTCCTCCCCGTCATCCCCGTCGCCCTCCACTCCGACGGGTGCGACGCCGACGGTCAACACGGGCAACTCCCAGCAACTCGCCTCAGGCATCAACAGCCTGCTGGGTGCGATCGCCTCGGGCAACAAGCAAGCCTTTGACGAGGCGGTGCGCCAGTTCAACGAGTCGTTCGGCCTCGACAAAGACAAGTTCGACGAGTCGGTTCGCCAGTTCAACCAGAACTATTTGATCTCCCAGTCCGGTGTGACCGGCACGTATCAGGGTGCGCCGACGATGCAGGCGCAGGCGCAGAATGCGGGTCTGTACGGTTTCGTGCCGACGCTCAACGCGCAGGGGGTGCCGGTCGGTCCAAACGGACAACCGCTGCAAACGCTGGCGGCGCAGAACCAGGCCTATAGCCAGCAGCTGGGTTTGATCAGTCAGGCCGCGGCGCTGCAGGCCAATCCGTTCCGGCAGCAGCAGGCGATCGGTCAGATGGGCAGTCTGCTCGGCGGCCAGGGCGTGGCGGCCTTCCAGGCGCCGAACACGGTGGCCGGCGTGGGCACCGCCGGCGGGAACACCAGCGGCGGCATGGGCTACCTGCAGCAGATGATCGACGACATCCGCGACCCGACCGCGAACCAGTCGACCATGAGCAACGTGCTGAACGCGATCCCGACGCCCAACAAGCTCAACAGCAACGAGTTTCTGCGCGCGTCGCCGTCGACGCAGAGCATGGTCCTGCAGGGCATGCAGGAAAAGTACGGCCTCGATCCCAACGACGCGCTCAGCCAGATCAAGGCCACCCTGCCGCAGTTCACCGCGCCGACCACCATGGGTACGGTCAAGAGGTAGCGTCATGCCGCTCAAAAAGGGCTCGAGCCAGAAGACGATCAGTAGCAACATCCGTCGCGAGGTCAAGGCTGGACGGCCGCAACGTCAGGCAGTGGCGATCGCGATGCGGACCGCTGGGAAGCCGAAACCGAAGAAATGACGCCGACCGAACAGCGTGAGAGCGACGAGCTCGATCGGGTAGCGCAGCAGATGGTTGACACACTGCGCACCGCGGGGCCTTTCGCAGCCGGTCGCGCTTATGCGGACTGGCTGCGCTGGATTGACGATCCAACGCTGGTGCGCGAGCTCAACCGCCGCATCGAAGCGCTTGAGGCCGAGACTCGTCCATGACTATGTCCGACCGGGGCATCCACCCGGACCTGGTCGAGGAGGAGACCGCTGCCCAGGAGGCCGCACCCGAAGCGCCAGCGCCGGCTCGGGGCCGCGGCGGCCGCGCTCGAGCCGCGGAGCCAGCTGCGCCGGCGCCCGAGACGCCGGCAGAGCCGACCGAACGCGAAGCCACACCCGAGCCAGCCGAAACGCCGGACTGGCTGCAGCAGGCGCGCGAAGCCAAAGATCCGGTCGAGGCGTTCAAGCTGCTGTCGAAGAACCTGCCGCGCGATGTGCTCGAGCGCGACGAGGTCATCAGCGGCCTGATCGGCCACAAGGCCGACGCCATGCTGAAGCAGCGCGAGCGCGACGCGCAGGAACGCGCCAAGCTCGAGGCGGCGCAGAACAACGATCTGTACACGCTGGGCGAGATCACTCAGCGCGAGTATCAGGAGCGCCAAGCCGCTCAACAGGCAACGCAGCATGCTGGTCTGTTCATGGACGGCGTTGTATTGTTCCAGCAATCCCTCGACCGATCCCTCCAGGAGAAGGTTGCGGGCAGAACATTCGGCGAAGGAAAAGGTCAGGCCCAAGGGGTCGCTGAGTATCTCCAGTTCCTGCACGACGAGTCGGTCAAGCTCGGCGTGGAGCGCGAGCTCCAACGGCGCGAGTCTGCACTACGCAAGTCGGTCTTGAGCGAGGTCAACGGCGACGAGCCAGTCCCCGAGCGCGAATCAGGTACCCCCGGTCGCGTCCGCGAAGTGACTGACGAACAGATTGAGGCGATGACCATGCAGGAATACGACGCCCTGTTCGATTCGAACGGGCATCCAAAACCGGGGGTGCGCCACAGGTCAACCCGAGGCATCCCCCTGACACAACGCTAGGGGGTCACCCGTGCCAACTGGTGCAACGGAATTCGTCGACAAGACGATCGCCGATGGCGTGTTCTCGCCCGACATCTGGTCCAAGCAGGTCCTGCGCGCAGCCGAGTCGAACCTGGTCATCGCCAAGAGCGTCAACCGTGGTTTCGAGAACGACGCCACGGTCGGCAAGACGGTCAAGGTCGCCAGCATCGGCAACCTCGCCGCTCGAGCCAAAGCCGAGAACACCGCGATCACGTACGAAACGGTGGCCGAGACCGCGACCACCATCACGCTGAACATCTGGTCCTATGCCGCGCTCGGTATCGAGGACATCGTCAAGGTGCAATCGATCGTCGACGTGCAGAACGAGTACCAGCGCAAGCTCGGCTATGCCGTTGCGCGCGACATCGACTCGAAGCTCGCCGCGGACTTCGCTGGGTTCTCGCAGGTCGTCGGCACGCTCGGCACCGCCGCTTCTGACGCCAACGTGCTCGCCGCGATCAAGCTGCTCGACGACGCCGACGTGCCGCAGGACGATCGGTTCTTCATCATGTCGCCGGCTGAGAAGGTCGCCAAGCTGGCGCTCGATCGCTGGTCGAACGCGCTGTACATCGGCAACAACAACCTGCCGGTGAAGAACGGCATGCTCGGCGACATGTACGGGCTCAACCTGGCGGTCACCACGAACCTGGTGAAGCCGGCCGCGGGTCAGGCAAACAACGCGATTTTCCACCGCGACGCCCTGGCGCTGGTGGTGCAGCGCACGCCGAAGACGCACATCTTCTACGACATCGACGTGTTTGCCTGGAAGCTCGCTGTCGAGGTCATCTACGGCCACCAGGAGATGCGCGATACCTGGGGCGTGCTGGTCAACGGAGCGAGCTAATCGTGACCACCATCGAAGCACCCGTGGCCGAATCGACCACGGGGAGTGCGTTCCTCGACAAGCTGCTGCAGCAGACCGCGCCGGCGGCCAGCCAGCCGCGCCGCGGGCAGAACTACAACTACCCGCAGCGTCTGTTTCTCAAACCCGACGGCTCGGTCGTCTCGCTGCAGGGCGACCCGCAGAACCGCGCGTACTACCAGGACAAGGGCTACAAGCTGCTGAGCGAGGTTCGCGGGCGCGACGGCAGCAGCGAGGTGCGCCAGTATCTCGACGTCGAGTACCCGAAGATCCTGAAGGTCCAGCGCGACAAGGCGGCCATCATCAACGCCATCCGCCGCGCGGGCGAGCGCTATCGCGACCTGAATCTCGAAGACACGTTCGACGACTACTCCATCGAGGAGCTGCGCGAGTACCTGGGCGAGATCAAGCGCGAGACCGGTAAGGACATTCGTGTCATCCTGCCGAGGCGTGCGCAGGCGCGTGAGGACGCGCGCGACGCGGCGCTGCTGGCCGGTGTCGAGACCAGCGCGACGCAGTCGCTCGAAGGCTTGCAGGCCACGCTCGAACGCGGTCGTGAGCGCACCATTCAGGGCACCGGCTACGACCCGATCGAGCAGGCGCGGCGCAGTCGATCCTCACGCGCTGGAGGCGACTGATGGCTGAACGTACGCCGGCGCAGGAGGAACGCAGCCGCGCACGCGAGCGGGAAGGTATGTGGTTCGAGCACGACCGCGAGCGTGATCTGGAAGCGAACCAGCGCCAGTTTGACCGTGCGGTCGCGGAGATTCCGAACCCAGGCCCGATCGAGCCGCTGACCGAGCTCCAGGCGTTTCACGCCGAGCAGACCGACCCGCCGCCGGGCCCCTATCCCGACCCGCCGGCGGGGCCGTACCCCGACCCCGTGATCAAAGAGCGTCCGTCTGAGGAGGCGGTATATGGCCGAACACGCACACGAGCCCCGCGAGCAACCAACACCAAGCCAGACCGCGAACGTGGACGAGCAGGGCAAGCCGAAAGAGAATCTCGCGCCGCAGAGCGGGCAGATCCTGGTCGATCCGAGGCCGACCGCGCCGCCGATCAGGCTGGGCAACGCTGAGTACACGTTCCCGCCCGCGGCGGCGAGCTCGGATGCGGTGCTCGCGCTGGAGCCGAACCGTTACGAGGACGCGACCGATGGTCCGGACCCTCAGGTATCGATGACCAAGTACGTCATCTGGAACAAGCCGGACAATTCGAGCTTCATCGCGCCGATCGCGAATGACGAGACATACGAGCGCAAGGGGTACGTGCGAGGCGCCGAACAGGACATCCCCGACCTGGTGGCGCACCTCGCCGACCTGGCCAAGACTGACGAACAGCGCAACACGGAAAAGCAGGCGCTCGAAGCGCGCGAGAAGCGCGATCAACAGCGGCGCGAGCTCTATGCCCGTCGATAGCGGCTCGATCGCCAGCCAGACCGGCGCGTCTGGCGGACTGTGGACGCACACGCCGGTCGACTGGCGCGGTAACGAGGGGCCAACTGCCAAGCCCGGCGGGTGGCCGACGGACGCCAGCCTCGCGACGCCGCCGAATGGGGCGACGTCAAGCGGAACTGGTCAGGCGCCCACGATCAGCGCGATTAGCGTGTCGGGCATCACGATCACCGGCGCGACTATCAACTACACCCTGGCGCCGTCGTCGTCCAATCAGGTCGAGTACGGCACGACGCTGGCGTACGGGCTGATGAACACCGAAGGTGCGGGCAGTGGTCCACAGGCGAAGCCGCTTTCAGCGTTGACTGGCGCGACGCTCTACCACTACCGCATCCGCGCGACGGCGAACGGTCTCACCACGTACAGCAGCGACCGCACATTCACCACTTCGTAGGAGATCCCCAACTATGCGAACGCCTCCTGATCCCAACCCCCCACCGGAGCCAGAGGACGAGGGCGACGAGGTTCCCGAGCCCGAGCCCGAGGAGGAACCCGATGCCGAATGACGAGCGCACGCCCGATGTTATTGACGGCGCGCGCTTCCTGGGACTGTCGCGGCAGGACGGCATGCGCGAGCTGGGCATCTCGAGCGAGCAGGCGTACGCGCGGGTGTACCGCGACGTCGAAGCGGCGGTGTCCACCAGGGACAACCGCGAGTCGCAGAGCGGCGTGCACGCGTCGATCGTGATCAAGCGCGCGGGCGCACCGGTGGTCGACGCAACCGACGCATGACGTTCGTCGTGACCAGGAACGGGCAGACCGACGGCACCGTGCTGCACACGGGGCATGTGACGGTGAGCTGTCGCCTCGATAACGGGTCGCTGGTCACCGTGACATTGCCCGACGACTGGCAGACGATCCTGGATCGGCTCGCGGCGCTCGAGGCGCACGCGGCGCCGAACTCGCTCGAAGACCTGACGTACGGAGGCTAGATGGCGAACGCACTGTTCAACCCCGGTCGTGAGGGATTCCTGCTGGGGGAAATCGATTGGGACACCGCGGTTATGAAGGTGGCGCTGGTGCGCAATTACACCTTCAACGCCGCGCACAAGTTCGTCTCCGACGTCACCAGCGCGAGCGGCGTGCTCCACGCTACGTCGCCGGCGCTGGCCTCGAAGACAGGCACCAGCGGGACCGCGGACGCGGCGGACGTGACGTTCACCGCACCAGCGGCGAACGCGACGGGCCACAGCCTGCTGTACTTCCAGAGTTCGGCGGTGAGCGGGGGGGCGGACGTGGCAGCGTCGGCCCAGCGCCTGATTGCCTACGTCGATACGGGTACGGGTCTGCCGGTCACGCCCAACGGCGCCGACATCTCCTGTGTGTTCAACGTTTCGGGATTGTTCACGCTCTAGCTGTGTCCACGCTGTTCACCGACGCCTTCACGCGCGCCAACAGCTCGACTATTGGCGGCAACTGGGTCGAGAACATCGGCGACTGGGAGATCGTCGGCAATGCCGTACGCGAGCCCACGCTCGGCGGCGTAGCCGGCTACCTGCTCAACACCACGAGCCTGGGTACGGCCAACTACGCGGTCCAGGTGGACATTACGCAGGGTGCGCTGATCAGCGGCAACAACCGCGGCATCGGCATCGTCGCGCGTCTGGCCGACACCAACAATTTCTATCTGGCGTGGATCAACGAGTTCGGCTCGCCGATCCAGCTGTATTCGGTCTCGGGCGGCAGCTACAACGTCATCGGCTCCTGGACGCCGTCGCCCAATCCGCTGGCCGACCCGGTGACGCTGCGCCTCGAGTGTCAGGGCTCGACCATCCGCGTGTTCGTGAACGGAACGCAGCGCATCAGCGTCACCGACACGGCCAACACCACCGAAGGCGACTTCGGCCTGCGCTGCTACAGCGGCAGCGCCTTCACCGACCACCGCTTCGACAACGTGACTGTGACCGACTTCGCCGTCGCGGGTACCACGATCACGCCGAACGCGATCGCCAACGGCGCGGCGGTGCCCTCGCCGACCGTATCGCAGCCTGCGCCGCAGTCGCTCACCGCCGGCACTATCGCTACGGGTGTGGCGCTGTTCGCTCCGACCGTTGCGCTGCAGGTACAGCCAGGCGCGGTCGCGACCGCAGCGCAGGTCTACGCGCCGACTGTCGTCCTGCCACCTATCCAGACTGTCACTCCGGACGTGATCACCAGTCTGGAGGCGGTCTACGCGCTCAGCATCACGCTGAGTGGCGGAACGCAAAGCGTCTCCCCGAGCGTCATTGCGTCGGCGGAAACGATCTACACGCCGACGCTCGCTCAGCAAGTTCTGCCGGACGGCATCGCGACCGCGGCGGTGGTACGGGGGGCGATGGTTTCACTGGTCATCCCGCAGACCGTCCAGCCCGGCACCATCGGCACCGCGGCGCAGGTCTACGCGCCGTTGGTCGCGTTCACCATTGCGGCGGTCCGACCTGATGGCATCCCCTCCGCGGAGCGGGTGTACACGCCAACCGTGGGGTATGTGCCGCGGCCGCCGGCGCCGCCGCTGGCGCCTTCGGTGACGGACGCAGTGCCGGTCCTGGTTGGCATGGCGCGGTCCGTGGCACCGGTCCTGGCGGCGAGTGGGCCGAGCGTGGCGCCGCCGTTCGTGTTGATGCCATAGGGAGCCAGCCATGCCGACCCTCGCCGAGTACCGCCGTGCAGTCGCTGTCGAGTCGGGGCCGTATATCGGTCCAGAGTCCTACGTCGTGCGCGCAACCAGCGGCAGCGACACGACCAAACTCGTCTGCTCGGCCTATCCGATCCGCTCTGGTATCCCGCAGAACGACCTGCTCGTCGAGCGGCCGCTCTACCGTCCGAACGCGCCGCGGGCCGAGGACCGCAACCGCTACGTCATGGTCTACGACCCGCCGACGGGCACGCTGACGCCCGACCTGCCGTGGACCTTTCCGCCGATTGCGCCGCCCGGGCCATCCACGTACGAGGCGCTCGAGGCGTACACCTATGCCGACCTCGAGCTCATGCTGTACGAGGACATGGAGAATCTCGGGGCGAGCGGCGTGGGCGAGCGATTCGAGGTCCTGGGTCCGTTCGACGCGCCGACGCTGCACCAACTCGTCAACGACGGGCTCAAGCAGTGCTGGCTGGTCGTCGACGTCGCCTGCACTGCGCAGGAAGGCGTCGTGCGCCACGACCTGGGCCAGATCGCGCCGTGGCTGCAGGACGCCAACCACGTGCGCCAGGCCGGCATGCTGCCCGCGGGCCACAGTCCGTATGAGGACGACCCGTTCGAAAACCTGGTTTACGGGACGGTCGAGCGCGACGGCGGCACGTTCCTGTTCAACACGGGCACCCGCACGTTCAACGTTGGCGACACCATCTACCTGCGCTGCTACAAGCGCGCGTACAACCACTGCCGCGCGCAGGGTGGCGTGTACGGCGACCAGACGGGGCTCAACCTCGAGACCGACGAGTCGCCCATCGAGCGCGACTGGCTCGCCTCGAGCGCGCTCACGGTCGGCTGGCGCCGCTTCGGACATCTGCTCGAGCCCCAGGCCAACCAGCGCCTGATTCGCGACCAGGCGGCCGCCGCGGCGTGGTTCGCCGATCGCTCGCGCCAGCACTTCACCGCGGTCGCGCCGCAGCTCACGTTCCGTCCGGCGCGGCGGTTTGGGCCAGCGTTCCGATGAGCATCTTCTCGGCGCGCCGCTCGCCGTATCCGTACCACCTGCGGATCGGCAGTACCGGTCTGCTGCTCGGCGCCGCGGGTCCGAACAAGCCGATGCTGGCGTCGTCCAAGGTGCAGGACATCGCCCAGGTGCAGCCGCCGGACTTCAGCTATGCGGGCATGTCGCCACTTGGCGATCGCGACGAGCCGTACGAGTCGCTGGTGCTGGGCATGGGCCTGCACACGCAGGAAAAGTGGCAGGACTTCCGCTACGCGTCCGCGCAGGCGGTCGACCTGAGCGTCTGGCCCTGGTGCAAAGGGCCAGAAATCACGCTGGTCACGCCGTCAGCGCATGACACCACCGCAGGCGTCCGAACGTTCTTCGAGCTCGGCGCGAGCGTCTACTGCGCGCAGGGCCGCTACATCCTGCGGCGCGACGCGGACGCGACCTGGACGCAGGTGGCGGACTTCGGCGCCGGCGTGGCGGTGCTCAACGTCACCGTGTTTACCAGCAACTTCGACGGCGTACAGCGCGCCTTCGTGGCGCTCTCGAGCGGCGTGGCGAGGTACTCGAGCAACGGCACCACCTGGACGGCGATGGCCACGTTCACGGCGCTGGCGTTCGCCGCGATTGGCCGCGAGTTCTGGTGGGCTGACGACACCAACCGCCTCCGTAAGTGCGACACCAACGCCGATCCGACCGTCGAGGCCAACTACACGTCGCTGATCTTCCGCGCCGGCGACAAGAGCGCGCTGATCACCGCGCTGATGATCTCGGCCGCGGGCACGCTGGTCATCGCCAAGACCGACGGGCTGTACACGCTGGATGCCGCCGGCGACGATCACCAGCTGTTCCCGTTCCTGAAGTTCGCGCCGGACCCGAACAACGGCAAGGCCTGGGGCCAGTTCGAGAACAACCTGTACACCGCGTACGGCCAGAATTTCTCACGGATCTCGTCATCGCTCGAGATCGAGGAGATCGGGCCCGAGAAGCTGGTCAACAACGACTCGCCGGTGCGCGGCAAGGTGACCGCGTTCGCGGGCCTGGGCACGATGTTCGCCTACGCCGCAGTGTTCAACCCCGACACGCTGACGGGCTACCTGACGAAGTTCGGCGGCTGGGTGACGCAGACGTCGCTCACGTCGTCGTCGATCGTGTCAGAGGCGGCGCAGTTGGACGCGACCCACATCGACGCGTGGCACGGCTCGATCAGTGTGCCGTTTCCGAACCTGGCGATTCAAGCACTGTACGTCTCGAAGGTTGGCGCGCCCGCGGGGCACACGCGCACGTACCTCGGCTTCTCGGACGGCTCGGTCGGCTGGCTGATCAATCCGTGCGTCCCGAACCCGGCGGCGTGCTCGGCGTACCGATTCCATGTCGGAGACAGCTGGGTCGACCTGCCGCTCTGGCACGGCGGCTACCACGCCTCCCGCAAGAGTTTGCGCCACTTCTCGGTGACCGGCCAGCGGTTGAACGCCACCAACTACGTGACGCTCGAGTACAAGCTCGATCCCGCGGCGGTGTCTTGGACGTCGCTGGCGAATGTGTTCGACTCGTCGACGTACGAGCTCGCTTCGATGCCGACGGACGCGAGCGCCATCCTGGCGGCGTTCCGCGTCCACCTGGTGAACACGGTGGCGACCAGCTCGCCATTGGTGTCCGCGGTGTCGCTCGGCCATGCGTTGCGGCCGAAGCGCTACATGCAGGTCGAGCTCACCATCCTGTGCTCGGATGGCCTGGTGCGGCGCGACGGGGTGCCGCTGCGGATCGGACGGCGTCAGATCCAGAGGGTCGTTGAGCAGGCGGTCGACACGGCCGGCGCGGTGACCTGCACCCTGCCGGACGAGACCGTGCAGGCGCTCGCATTCACTGACTACAGCATCTCGCAGAGCTTCGATGAGATCGGGCGCCAGTGGCGCGGGTCGCTGACGGTGAAGGCAATCCAATGGGACACGATCACGACGGGAGATTGAGCTGATGGCGCGTATCGAAACCGACCCGAACTACACGAGTCCGACGTTCGCGAGGGCGACCGCGCCGACCGATCCGTTCAAGAAAGAGGACGTGCAGAACCTCGCCGCCGCCGTGAGCACGCACGTGCACGACGGGGTGCATGGGCTGGTGATTACTCCGTCGGCGAACTCAATTCCCGGCAGCGCGATCCAGGATGGAGCGATCACCTCGGCCAAGATCGCCGACGGCACGATCCAGAGCACTGACCTGGCGGACAACATCATCACTTCCGCAAAAGTTGTGGACGGGTCGTTAGGATCGGCTGACCTGAATCCGAGCGCAAAGATTCGCCAGGCGGGCGCGAAGTACATCGCGGCTGCGACATTTAGCAGCACGACAACGTCTTCGTACGTCATGACGCCGGTACTGGTCACCGCGACGCTCACCGGACAGAAGACGGTTCAGGTGCACTTCAACGTGCCTTTGCAGCACAACACCGCGACTGCGGTGATCCTGGTAGGCCTGGCTATTGATGGGGGCAGCATCGCGCAGATTGGTACGTGGGCTGTTCCGGCTGCCAATAGCTCGACTTCCAAATCGGGCAGTTACATCTACGATGGCGGCGCCATCCCGGCGGGGTCGCACACGTTCACGATCGCGCTGTTCTCTACAGCAGGCACGATGAGCCTCAATTCGGGGGCGGCGGCGCATCTTTGGGTGACGGAGTGGAATGACTGATGACCACGATTGAGGAAATCGGCATCGATGTGAGCGGTCGGGTCATCGTGCTCCAGGAGTTGCAGGCTGATCTTGAGGCAGGTGGCGTGGAGGTCCCGAACGGCCTGACCATAGCTGGCCCGCCGACCGATCCGGTGTTTCCGCCGCCATTGCCTGGAGCATTGCCGCCGCCGTGCCCTGACGGGTCGCGCCTGTTCACCTACGACGACGACGGCAATCCGTCCGACCTGCCGCCTGGTGCACTGCCGATTGTTGCGGCGTACACCCCTCCAGCAGGCCGGTCTGCGCCAGTCTCGGCGACGCACGAACGCATTGCCGCGGCGACGACGCTTGCTGAATTGAAGGCCGCAGTGCTCGAGGCGATTCCGTGACCGACTACAGCGTCGGGCCAGGGGTGGCGCAGGCGATCGCCGACAACGGTGACGAAGCGCGCAGCGACGAGCAGTTCATCATCCTGGTGGACGGCGACAAGATCTCGCAGACGTTTGGGCGCGACGCCATCTATTACTGGATTGAGAGGGACAACGCCACTCGGCGAAGCCCCTTTTGAGGTCGTCGACGAGGAAGCACCAGGTGCAATCGGCTGGAATCCGTGGCTGTATATGGCGCCCCAGTATTACGACTGGACGTGCTCGGCGTGCAGTCTGGATTGGGTGCTCGAGTCCACCGGGTGCCGCGGCAGCGACCGCTACCTGACCACAATGGAAATTGGGTACACCGAAAACATCAACTCGACGTACGGGTTGATGGATGGCACAGGCGCGCAGCTCCAGCGCGTGCTGCGGGACTACGGATTACCCAATCAGCAGGCCCGGCTGGGCTTCGACGACGTGTACGAGATTGCGGCGCGCACGACGGGCATGATGTCGGGCGCAGCCTGGTACCACTGGATCGCACTCCGCGGCGTGCAGGGCTCGAACCTGTGGATCGCGAATTCAGCGCCCGGCTACAAGGGCGTGTGGGACGTGCTCTCGCGCGAGGACTTCAACCGTCTCGGCGGCTTCAGCGTTGTGTATCTGGTCTAGCTCGTGCGTTTGGCTACTGGCGTGACGCTGCCCGATCTGCTGGACATGGGGATCGAGCTCGAGGACCTGAGCCGGCGCGTGAACCAGCTCGAGCGCTCACTCATGCGGCTCGAGGGCGCGTACCTGGTCCTGGTCGTGTTGCTGCTCGCCGGGTTAGCGGCGTGGCTGACGCGGGCCGCCGTCTGAGCAGAGGGGAGAAGTCATGTTTCTCGGCCGCAGCATCATTCACTGGATCGTTCTGATCTTTATCGCCGTCTGTGTCTTCATCCTCGCAAAGTGGGCTATCCCATTACTGTTCGGGCTGGTCGGGGTTGCCGTGCCGGACCAGATCGCTACGATCCTGTCGCTCCTGATCGCCGTGGGTGTGATCTGGGGCGGCTACGCCTACCGCACGGCGCCGTTAGCCTGATCGATTGACCTAGGTCGGATGGCCGAAGAGCCGGCACACGAGCCAGAGTCAGAGCCGCTGGTCGTTGCGGGCAAGCGAGCGCACATCTGGACGTTGGACTGGGGCGTCGTGCACCTACGGATCAGTAGCTATCTGGCGGTGCTGATCGCCGAGTGGACGCTCACGATCGTCGTGCTGGTGGGCTCGGCCATCGTCGTCATCAAACCCACGAACGATTCGATCAACAGCGCCGCGGTGGCGATCGTCGGGACAGTGGTCGGTTACTGGTTCGGCTCGAGGTCTAGGGACACCTAGAACCAAGAGCGCGCTCGTCTCGACGGCAGCACGAGACGGAGTTGATCGCGTGTGAGTGGAGCATCGGCTATCTCTTCATTCGGGTGGCGACGCCTCCCGCAGCCGCTCGCGGATCGCGGCGAAGTTCCTGGCCACCAGGTCGCCCCCGTCTGTATGGCCCAGCACCCAACACAGCGTGCGTTGTGTGATCTCCGCACCCTCCAGCTCGTGCGGCTCGAACACGTTTGCCTGCAGACCGAAGCTGATCAGATCGTGCGCGTCGTGAATATCGGAATGCGGTCGCTGGTGATCTTGGTGCTTATTCTTAGCCATCAACGTCCCATCTCCTTGGCATACGACTTGTTGTCCAGGACATCGCGCTGCAGATAGCGCATGTGGAACGCATCGGCGACATTGAGCGGCTCCTGGTGGGCACCGCCCGGATATTCGTGTTTGCGCTCGAGCAAATTGGTCTTGTGGAAGATCAGCGCACCAGCCGCACGCGCCTGGCGCTCAATGTTGACCACCCACTCAAGCGGCGGTCGCCACTGCGGGGTTTCAGTGGAAGCGGATGCACCACCGATCACCACCCAATCAAAAAGGTCGAGGCGCTGGAACTGAAGGTTCTCCAGGAGCGGCTCGAGCGAGAGCCACTTCACGGGCGCATTTACGTGACTGAACGCCTCCTCAGCGATCTTGACCCTGACCTGGGCATCGACGGTCGTCCCGACCCAGGCGTTTTGCGGGAAATCGAATTCACGCAGTCGTTGAGGGAATTTGGTGAGGAATAAGAAGTTCCATTCGGGATGCTCGCGCACACTCGTGAGCACCGCGTCGATCCATTCCCTTGGCACCCACTTGCCAAATAGGTCCGCCATTGAGCACGTGAACACGTTGCGATACGCCACATCGTTGGCCGCGGTCGGTGGAACGACGGTGTGAGCTGGAGCGTCGAGGCGCTCGGGCAGGAATGTTGGGACGAAGCCTTGCACATAGAACCGCTGCGCGATGTCACGCGCATAGCAGTACGAGCAGTCGTGTTTGCAACCCGTCACCGGATTCCACGACCAGCGCGCCCATTCGATGCTATCCGTCGATTGGGCATTAAACTTCGTACTCCAGCGAGGACGCTTGAGTACGCGCTCGTGGTCTGCGCGCGAAAGCTGCCGCCAGACGGGCAGCGTGATGAGGCCATCCACGGGCTGGACCTCCGGCGCCAGAGTCGGGCCGTCGGCCTCGATGACATCGGCGATGTGCTGAGCGGTGACTACCGGCGTGCCGTTCGCGGTTTGCGGCGCCGTCTCGACAGCCTGGCGCCAGGTCGCTGCGAGCTGCTGCGGATTGTCCCTAAGCGGGGCGAGCTCGCGCACCTGGGCCTCATTAGTCGGCAACACGTGGGGCGAGTCCACAATTGTGGACTCCTGACCCGCCTGTAGGGCGGTAATGGTTTCGGCGGCCGTGAGGACCTGATAGACACGGCTGCGCCGCCACCCCAGTTCGCGTTCGACGCAATCCTCGAAGCTGGAATAGCCGAGATCGCGCCAGCGCTCGTTGTCGTGGAAATCCCGCAAATCGAGGGCAAACTCGACCCACGACCGTTTGATGCGCTCGAGTTGGTTTCGCGCGACGTCGACGGCCGCGGCACTCAGTGGCAAGACGTCATTCATCGAAAAATCCTTCCATGCGGGTCTGCGCCTCGTGCTGGCGCTCTTCTCGCGTCATGTCGAGGTCGCGCAGGATCCGCTTTCCATCTGGCGACGTCCAGTTCTCGAATCCACTCTTGCGCCAGGCGGGCATGCTGACATGCTGCGTCCCGAGCATCCATGTCCATTCGGCAGTGCCGGCTCGCTTCCTCACGATCCACGCGCTCTTGTCACACGTCGCCATACGTTCGATGAGCGTCCGACGATCCGTTTGGTAGCGGGCGGGCAAGTTCCGTGGTCGCTTGATTGACGTTGCCGAGACGTACACCAGCAGGTCGAACCGCTCACGCTTCGGCAGATGGACCAGGCGGGCGAGCAGGTCGAAATCAACCGCTTCGGTTGGGTCGTACACAATGACGCCAAGGCCGTCGTACGCGGGCGCGTGCTTGAGCACCTCCTCGGCGAGGACTTCTGAATTGCCTTCAATTACCTGATACTGCGTTCCGGCTTGGCCGTAGCGCGCGGCGAGTGTCTTCTCGAGCGACACGAAGTTCGCGTGTCGCTGCTCGAGAAAGATGGCGTGGAACGGCTCCCCGAGCCGGGCTGATGCTTCGCGGAGCGCATCCATTGCCAGCGTGGGTGTGCCGTTGAGAATGCGGCCGTCCGGAAGAGGATGAAGTCCCGGCCCACTGGTCAGGTCCATCCACAGAAATGGCCGCGGCCATCGGGGATGGTTGCGGAGCGCCCCGAGCCCGATGTTGGCAATCATCGAACACAGCCCGGCGAAATCGCGGTATTTGTGCTCGGACTCGTCACCGAGCCCGATGTCGTTGTCCCCCCGCGGCATCAGGCCGCCACGGACTCGGTGCTAAGGTGAGGGAGCATTGCGGACCGACCTCCGTAATGTGCGACCGCCGCGCTGCACCATCAGCCGGCGGTCAATTATTTACGAACTAATATTCTAGGGCACGCCCCTTGATCTGTGCAGTGCTTCGAGGATTGTCATCCCGCGCTGAACTTCGAGATGAGTCGGTCGACTCGGCCGCCAGGAGGATCGCGAAGACGATGACACCACTCGTCATTGCCGTTTCTTCGACCTTTCCACCAGCACGGCGAGGATGATGACTACGCCGAACCAGACCGCCCACGCGACCAGGTAGTCGCCCGTCGACCAGTGGAACGCGTAGCCGAGGGCTACGGTGACACAGAAGGTCGCGATGGCGAAGATGCCTAGCCACGTGGGCACACGAGACGGCATCAGGGGCGCTTGATCTCGAGCCGACTGGGCGACGGCACTTCCGCGGTACCTGCGTCGATGATGGCGGCGATCGTCGCCCCGTGTTTGCGGTACTTGTTGAGCGCGTTCTTCGACACGTTCACCGTGGCCGGCACGGGCACCATGATCTCCTCGTACTGCTCAGGCTCGAGGAACGCTTGCAGCTGGCTCAGGCACTCGAGGTCGTAGGTGTACCTGCGGGGCTGCGTCAGTTTGATCTCCCACTCGCCCGCGTCCAGCACGGTCGCGCCGGCGTCGCCCATCTCTTGCAGCAGATAGCTCTCGGCCTCGGTCAACTGGCGCTTGAGCTCGTCGATCTCAGTGCGGCGCAGCGCGACGGTGCCAGCCAGGATCGCCAGTCGGTCGCGCCGCGGTAGATCCTGCAGCTCGCCCAGGCTCACGCCGGTTCCGCCGTACGGACGCCCTCCCACCAGGGTCATGGTAGGAGGTCCGCGCGCGCGGCTTCGTACAGCTCATCGACACCGTGGTCGTTTTCACGGTCGATGACGGCGACGTAGACGCGGCCGCCAGTTGAGCGCAGACGGGCCTGGATCTCGTCGAAGCTGGCGCGCACGTTCAGGCTCGTGTCGTCGGCCAGGACCAGGGTGCAGCCCTTCGGCCACGTCGGGTGAATGCGGACGATGTGGTCGACGTTGACCAGGGTGAACTCGCCTTCGGGCCGCGGGAGCTCGAGACGAAGAAAGGTGGACATGGCTAGAAGGCCTCCCCTGAAGGATGGGATGGGGTCTGATCGACCCACGCTAGCCAGCGGTCGGCCAGCGTGAGCACGTGGTCGGAGCGAACTTCTTCGCGTGTCTGCGACAGTTGCCCGAGGAAATTGGCCGCGGCTTTGAGCACGGCGAGGCGAGTGATCGTTTCGTTGCGCGACACCTTGTCTGTCGCGGTTGACGAGTCGAGGACCTGGATGGCGCTGAGAAAACCCTTGGCGTCGACGACGACGGAGACGTGGGCGCCGACGGGCGGTAGCTCGAGTGGCCGAAACTTGCTGAGGTTCAGCCAGTCATCGCCGATCCGAATACCCCGCTCGTTGACGCTCGCGACGGTGCCGTTGACGGTGGTGCCGGTGTAGCCGTTACTGGTCATCAGGCGGCCTGCAGAATCGCCCACAGACGAATCGCCAGCTGGTGCTTGCAGACCTCGCGTCGGAACTGGAAGTCAGGGCAGGTGCAGGACGAGCAGTCGGCGGCGTAGAAGGCGCCACTGTGCTGCTGGCTGGGGATGCCGTAGCCGCCACCCGGCAGGCTGAGCCAGTCCTGGGCGCCGGCAGTCAGCTGCAGGGCCTTGAGACTACGCGGGTTATCCGTTGAGAGCGTGATCTGCATAAGTCAGTAATGAGACTATATCAAGACGTGCATGACTAAGCAACGTTTGGATATAGTCCGACTCATGACTCTGTACGATGTTCATATGGTGAAGTTGCCGCGGTTGCGCAGCATCCGCGAACGCCAGGCCCTCAATCAGCGCGAGCTCGCGGAGAAGGCCGGCCTCACGCCCGCCTCGCTGTCCCGTATCGAGACAGGCACGCAGGAGCCCTACATGAGTACTGTGCGGAAGCTCGCCAAGGCGCTGGGTGTCGAGCCCGCCGACCTCATGACTCCGCTCGATGACTGACTCAGCCGACCAGGTCGAGCGCGTCTTGCTCGCCACGGGTGATATCGCGCGCATCCTCCGCGAGGTGATCGAACACCTGGCCACGATCGAAGAGCGACTCGCGCGCATCGAGGGGCGCCTGCAGACGCCCAATGCGAACTGAGCCCCGGTGAGCGACTGATGGCACTCACGTACCTGCACACCGATCCGTTCGAACATCTTGGCCGCCCGCGATCTCGCGAATGGCTCGAGTCCCATGCGGTTGTCTGGGACGAGACTTCGGGTGTTCTGCCGACGATCATTCTCGGCGTCTACCGACGCATGTCGACTCTCGGACAGGCGACGGGTTACCGCCAGCAATCCATGATCGAAGATATGACGGGTGTGGTACTCGCGAAGGGCCCGGCTTTCGGGGTGATCATCTTCGACGAGGGCAACCGATCGGGTCAGGTGCTCGCCAAGCGCAAGGTCGCGTTGGCAATGATCCGCGCGCTCGAGCAGGGCGACATTGATGGCATCGCCACTCCCGATGCCAAGCGCCTTTCGCGCGATCAGTACCTTGGCGGGGGCCGCGAAATTGTCCTCGCGGTGCGGCAGCGCAAAGCCATGTTGATGCTTGGCCGCGGTGACGTCGTGAACCTGCGCAACTATCGTGAGCGAAAGCAGTTCGAGCGGGAGCTGCGCGACGCTTCCGATGAGATCGGCGAAATCCGTCAGACTATGTACTCGGGCTGGGCCGCGCGGGCGCGGTGGATCGCCGAAGGGAAGGTCGAGCCGATGTTCCGAGGTCCGGCACCCTATGGCTACCGCCATGTCGACTGCCTCGATGAGTACGGCGAGGTGGTCCGCAACCGTGGCGTCCCTCGACGCACGCTCGCGAAGTTTGACGAGGATGCCGCGGGAGTGGCGCGCATGATCGAACTTTTTGACCAGGAGCGCAGCCTGAACATGGTGGCGCGAATCCTCAATCGCGAGGGCTACGCCCGCCGCGTGCACAAGGGCGCCTATTCGAAGGGATGGACGGGGCAACGCCTGCGTGGCCTGTTGCTCAATCCCGTCTATCACGGTGTATGGCGCGCGATCCGCGAGAAGAGCTCGGACCTCTGGGAGGACTTTGACGAGGCCGATCTGCAGCACCCCGTGCCTCACCTCGCGTACTGGACCGAGCAGTGTGCGCGCGATTGGCTGGCGAAGTTCCAGCCGAGGGTCGCTCATCGTATCCGCATTCACCCGCGGCCGTTTGTCGGACTTCTGGTGTGCGCCGGCTGCGGCGGTGCGATGACGGCAGCTGGCCGCCATGGCTACCGCTGCCGCCGCGCGAACCAGCAGGGTATGGGCATGGTCCAGGGACTCTGCCCAGTGCCGCAGACGCTGAGTGCCGAGCAGGTTGCCGTTCAGCTTCGCGGACTCTTCGCAGTGAACATTCGCGAGGCCGCCGAGGCGATCGTGGGCGAACACCAGCGACAGAGGGCTGAAGCTGTACGCGACCCGGTCGCCGACGAGCTCACGCTGCTCGACCAGCAGGAGTCCGCGCTGCTGGACCTGGTGGTTGGCGGCAGCATGAGTCCGCAGGTCAAACAGCGCTACGAGTGGATCCAGGAGCGGCGCTCGCTGCTGTTCGAACGCCAGCAGCGGCAACAGAGCGTGGTGCGTCTGAGCGATGACCAGGTGGCGCAAATCGCCGCCCTGCAGACGGCGCCTGAGGCGATTTACGACGAGCTCGAGCCGAACGAGCAAGCCGAGTTGTGGCGACTGCTGAACGTGCAGGTCAAGATCGAGCATGTCGGCGGCCGCGGGATCAACAGCCGCTATCAGTCGTCGATCGTTGAGGGCGCCGAGTCACTTAGCGCACGTAGCATCTGGATAGTTAGCTCTTACCTGACTGGGGAAGCTGCGTAGGCTCGACTATTTCCTCGAGCGCTCGTTTTGCCAGATAGCGCTCGAGGGCTGGGCCCAGGATGCGGGCGAGCCCACCGATCTGCGCTGGTGTGAGCGAGCCGGGGGCGCACGCCTGTTCGACCAGGTGCAGGTCGGACGGTTGTGGCTCCCGATCGACAGCTGACATGTCTGTCAGTATCTGGCGTGCCGCGGGTGCCGTCGACGCCTACGTCAGGACAGATCGCCTGTCTGTCCGTGGACTGTCCTCTTGGTGGACAGGTGCCACCTACGCCGGCGAATCAGGCTTGCTGGACGCTCACGATGACCGCGCGCGGTCCAACCTCGGCGCGGATCTTGGCGATCGCCTCGTCGACCGTCGCCGCCGCGACCCAGCGCTGTTCGCGCAGGGTGTAGATCACCAGCCAGGACGTCTCCGCGCGAGGCTCGACGTCCGTGGGCTCGCTCGCTCCTGCCAGGCGCAGCAGTGCGTCCCAATCATCGAACGGCGGCCAGGGGACCTGGTAGCGCTCTCGGAGCCGATACAGCGTGCGTGGCGCGATACCGAGCGCCTGGGCCATCCGGTCGTGGTTGCTAGCAGTGGGATCCGCAAGAACCGCGGCGCGCATCGCCTCGGCGAGCTGCTCGCGGGTGCGGTACGGGACCGTACGTCGCTGACCTGGCATTGGCACGACCTCACGGGTCGCGTCCTCCTGTTGGGCCCGAAGTATAGCGACGCTTGCGCCACGGATCGGCGGTCTGTCAGGTGACCTATTGGACGTCTGTCAGCCTCGTGGCAGGGGAATCGGTGACAGTTTAGTAGCGGCCGAGGACTATGCAGAACGGAAGTACGTGTTGCATTCTTGTTGAGGGGCGCGCTCTCTGCCGCGACACGTGTAGCGAACGCAGTGGACAGAGGGCTATATTTCGAACGCACGTTCTACAAACGGCGTGAGGGGAACAATGGATCCACTGGCGCAGCGCATCCTCGATGAGATTCAACGCAACACCCTCTCGCCCGCGGATCGGGCCGAGCTGGCGGCAGCCCTGCAGGGTGTGCAACGCAACGGGCATCCGAATCCAACGGCGACCTGGTCGACGACTTCGGAGTTCCTAGTCGAGCTCTGCGAGTGGGCGGCGGCACTGCCGCCGGCGCAACTGCCCCCGAGGGAGAGCGATGCGGCCCGTCATTTCGGGCGCAACATCCGTACGATCGGGCGTTGGCTGACCCGTGCCGGCATTGCCGGCTGGGACGGGTTTTTGCGGTTCTGGACGCTTGCTGAGCGCGAATCGAGTAGCGCCAGTGGTCACTGACTGACAGGCAGGGCTGCCCGGAGTGTCATGTCACTGGACACTCATACGACACTCCGACTGTCTGTCCTCACGCAGGCGTTTACCTGGCCTGCCACAGGGGTGCATAGTGGCTGCCATGAGCAATACCGGCCTCTATGTGAAGCTCGATCCGCAGAGCTTCGAGCGCCTGCGCGAGCTCAGCCAGGCTGAGCGCCGGCAGCCCGGGGACCAGGCTGCCATTCTCCTCCGCGACGCACTCGCTCAACTCGAGCGGGAATCCGAAGCGACCCTGGCCACGCGCTAGGGCGTTTTCCAGCAGCACCTGGCGTACGCATGCCCAACCCCAGGAGGCGCTCCCTGATGCGCGTGACGCAGATCAGCATCGATCGCACTGACGTCGAACGCCTGCAGCGGGCGATGGATGCGCTCGAGGAGCTCCATGACGCCGTAGTCGAACCGATTGGGAGTGAACACGTTCGCCACTGTCTGTGCGCCGAGGCCGCGGCATGGCGCGCCACACGGCCGACGCTGCAACGCCTCCGCGCTGAGATGGGAATGCGCGGGCGACTCCTGGATCGCGTATGAGTGGCCAACCCGCACACGTCCACCTGGTCTCGACCCGGCACCATCGGCCCGTGCCCCGCCCGCTGAAGCTCCCGGTCCGTTCCAGGCGCCGCTTCGACCTGGTCGACGGGGTGGTCGCGGCCGTAATCGTGGCCGGCCTCCTCGCGTCGCTCCTGTTCGCGCTGGCCCTCGTGCTCGGCGCGGCGTGGCTGGTCTTGTCCATCGCCCGCGAGTTGATGCGAGGGTTTTCGTAGATGCGCGCGCTCATGCCGATCTTCGCGTCAATGCTGCTGTTCATCGGGGCGCTGGCGCTGGCGTGGAGGCTCGGCGCGTGATCGAGCTCGAGGTTCCCGAGCGGCTCGCGGATCGTCCGCGTGCCCGCGGATTTGTCGTGCCGTGGTTCGTGGCCCAGACCGACGAGGGCGAGTGGGATTTCCGCTGCGCCGATGCGCGCAAGCTCATGCAAGCAGTGAACGGCTGTCTGTGCTGGATGTGCGGCAAACCGATCGGTCGCTGGCAGGTCTTCATCGTCGGTCCGATGTGCGCGATCAACCGCATCAGCAGCGAGCCGCCATCGCATCGTGAGTGCGCCGAGTACGCCGCGGCGGTCTGTCCGTTCCTGACCCAGCGCGAGCATCGTCGCCGCACAGACCACCTGCCCGAAGGCCACGCGGCGCCCGCCGGGCTGATGATCGAGCGGCAGCCCGGCGTCACGCTGTTGTGGGTCACACGGGCGAGCTACGCGGTGCTGTCGGCGCCAGGCGGCGTGTTGTTCAAGATGGGCGAGCCGACCGAGTGCATCTGGCAGTGTGAGGGCCGCGCTGCGACGCGGGCGGAAGTCCTGGCGTCGATCGACAGCGGCTATCCGCTGTTGCTCGCTGAGGCGGAGCGCGACGGCTCGCCGGCCATGGCCGCGCTTGCTCGTGCGCGCAGCGATGTCGATCGGTTCTTGCCAGTTGAGGAGGTGGCCTGATGGTGGAGAGCGACATGCTGACGGCCCAGCTGCACGCCATCTACAGGGTCGCCCTGGCGGTGTCCGTCGCCGAGGTTGAGGCCTATGTCTCGGAGATCGATCGCACCGAGACGCTGATGCCGCTGGTCGATCCGACGGCGTACATGCGGATCGGACGGAACATTCCCGGCCACCGTGACGTCGCGCGGGCGTTCCTCGATTTCCGTCGCGAGCTCGCGAAGCACGAGCCCACGGAGGCTGCCTGATGGCGCGCAACATCGCACTGGTTGCGCTGGGCGTGGTGCTCGGGGTGATCGGTGGTGCGGCGCTCGGCATTCGTGCCGACGAGGACGAAGTCGTCGCCGCGGCCGCCGAGGCCGGCGTCGACCCGACCGCGCTGCTGGGCGCGGTGAACACCACAGGCCTCGGAGCTCGCCAGTACCTCACCGCGGTCGGCGAGCTCCAGACCGGCGCGGCGCCGACTCCACCTCCCGGTGCCGCGCCGGCGTTGATCTGGGACACGCTCGCGCGCTGCGAATCCACCAGTCGCTGGTCGATCGCGAACCCGCCCTACTACGGCGGCCTGCAGTTCGACCTGCCCACGTGGCGCGCCTACGGGGGGCTGTCGTTCGCCTCGAGGCCCGACCTCGCCCCGCGCGGCGCGCAGATCGCGGTCGCCGAGCGGCTGCATGCGGCGCGCGGCTTCCAACCGTGGCCGGTGTGCTCACGGGCGCTGGGCCTGCGATGAACGATGATGCGCTGCTCAAGTACGACCTCAAGTGGCAGTACGACGAGGTGGCGTATCTGCGGGGCGTCATGCAGAAAGCGCTGAACACCCTGATGCGTCCGCCGGAACTTGACTGGCCAGGTGACGAACATCCCGTCATCGAAGCCTCTCGTCTTCTCTCTGACGCCCTGAGCCCAGCGCGTAGGGACGGGCATGCGGAGTGATGCGATGGCTGCTTCTTATTTTTCTGATCATCGCCGTGGGCTCGCTGCTGCTGACCTGGCGCGCGAGCTCCTAAGCCTCCGGAGGTACTGATGCCCACGACTGCCCCCAACCGACAGATGGCGACCACCCGCGGCGCGGCGCCGGTCGCCCGGCGAGCGCTGCCCGAGGCGCAGACCGAGATGACCGTCGACGATGCGCTCGAGGTCGCCGGGGTCGACCGCGCCGAAATGGTGCTGCTCGCGGCGACCACCTTCAAAGAGGCGCGCACGCTCGAGGAGCTGGCGACGCTCATCGCCACCACGCGCCGCCGAGGCCTCGACGCGATGCTGAAGCACGTCTACTACGAACGCTTCGGCGGCGAGACGGGTGGGCCCTCGCTGCACGTCGGCATCGACGGCCTTCGGGCGATCGCTGCGCACACCGGCCGCTACGGGGGCGCCCAGGAAGCGCGCTTCTCGGGTACCTGGGATATGCCGACCGACGACAGGGGCGGCAGCATGCCAGGCCCAGAGAAGGCGACGGTGGTGGTGTGGGGAATCGTGCAGGGCCGCAGCTGCGCATTCGAGGGCACCGCCTACATGCAGGAGAGCTACCCCGGTGCGGGACCACGCGGGCGCATGTGGCGCCAGCGGCCGCGGAGCATGCTGTCCATCGCGGCGGAACGGCAGGCGCTCAGGCGCGCGTTTCCCGCGGAGATGGCCGGCCTGGCGGACGCTCCTGAGCCGATCGAGTTCGAGGAGCCCGACGTCCGCACGACCCCGCAACCGCCGCGGCGCAGCATCGAGGAGAACGCGGCGATGCACGCGCGCATCTTCGACCAGGACGATGTCGTCGAAGCGAGACCGAAACGGGAGCGGCCGCTCGAGGACCTGGTGGCGCGCTACCGCGAGCGCCTCGAGCATGCGGTAGCCGACGGCCACATCCCGGCCGAGGATCGCGACCAGTGGGAGTTGCGGCCCGACGTTACACGGGACGTCGTGCTCGACAAGGGCATGAAGCTCCTCGACCTCGAGCAACTCGCCGCCACGCGGCCGCCAGAAGTGACCACGCGTTCCGCGCTGGGTCAGAAACTGGCCGACCTGGTCGAGGAGGCCGCGCGGCTGGAGTTGGCGTTTGACGATTGCAAGGTCGGGCTGCCGGCGCCGCAGGAACAGGTGGTCCGCGCGATCGAGAAGCTTGAGGAGCGTATCGACGCGAAGAAACGCCAGCTCGCGGGCTTTGATTCGCAGGACGACCCGTCTGCTCAACAAGCGCTGGTGTAAGCGGACTTATGGGTGGGGTGAGATTCAGTCCCTCAACCAAGCGGGGCGGGTCCCCTCCTGGGCGCCCCGTCCCCACCCGAAAGAGCCGGAGTTCGAGCGGATCCCTGACTCCCCAATTTCCGGGGATCCGCTCGCCGCGCTTAGCGCGCTTCCTTCAGGCGCTGCAGGTCCTCGACGGCGCGCCGAAATGCAGCGTCCTTGACGTACGTCTGGTACGGCATGCCGTAGCGCTCCGCGGCGCAGCGGATAATTGCCAGCTGCTCCGGATTCCAGCGCATGCTGGTCAGCACGGCGCCAGTAGCGAGGTCCGCTTCGGTCGCCGCGGTCAGCGCATCCGTCAGCGCCGTCTCGGCATCCGTCATTTCACGCACGACCGGCTCACTCAGTTTTCGGTTTGCCATGGGATTTCTCCTTTCGGGAGGCAGGTGATGATGAGCACGTTGCGTCGCTCCGGCTCGTCCATCCACAGCCAGGCAACCAGCCAGCCCCCACTCCACCGCTCGTACCGCTGGTGGGGCGCGTCGTACTGGCCGCTCGCGCGCGGGTCAAAGAAGGTGCGGATGGCATCTTGCGGAGTGGCGCCATGCGCGGCCTCGATGTGCAGTCGAGTGGGCTGCTGGCGATCCATCGCAAAGTGGAAGGTGATGCCAGAGTCGAGATCGGTGACGATGTACCAGCTGCCGCGCATGCAAGAAGTATATCAAATCGATGTACATTCAACAAGGGAAGAGGAGAGTGCCGATGTCTGAATTCCGAGCGCGGCTGGCGAGTGTGCGCGCCACGCCCAGCCGCGCCGACGACGTGAAAACGGTGACCCGCGTGCTGCTCGAGGCACACGACATCGAGGTAGATCCGCTGGTGGAGTACCTCGGCGATGACGTGCGGGTCGTCATCACCAGCTCGCCGCTGCCGCGGTTGCCGCTCGAGCAGGCCATCGACAACGCGGACCTCACGATCGACAAGGCGGACTTGGATCACGGGACCAATGGCACGGCCGAGGTCAGCGCGGGGCGTCGGCGGCGGGGCATTAGGTCCGCCGAGACCGCGGAGGCATAGCCGGTGGTCGATGCCTCGCCTGTGTCGCGCTATCTGCTGGTGAGGTGTCAGCCGGGCCTCGACGAGTCGCGCATTACGGGGTTGTTCCACGTATTTGCGCTCACCCCGGGCGTCAGGTGTGTCTTCGACGCCGATGTAACCGGTTTGTCGCGCGATGCGCTGGATGTCATCACCGGGCGGCCCATCGACGAGCCTCGCCCGAGGCGGGCGCCGAAGGTGAAACTGGCGTGACCACCGGTCGCCAGATCCTGCTGGGCGCCGTCGGCGAAGAGGAGTTCGCTCGCCACGTGAAACGCTGGGCCGATCGCGCCGGGTGGTGTGGCCGACATGTGCGCTACTCACAAGGCGTAGTCGAGGGCGTGCATACGCGTCGTTTACACGGGCATAGCGACGCGCACGGTGCACTCGACTGGGAGTTCAAGCATCGAGAGCCGGGGCATGCGCTCATCATTGCCGAGCTGAAAACGAAGATTGGGAGGCTCACACGGGAGCAGCGTCAGGAAATTCCGCGCCTGAACGATTGCACGTGTGTCGAGGCGTATGAGTGGCGACCTCATATGGAAGACGAGATCAAACGAATTTTTGCGGAGCACTGACGACCGAATGGCATGGATCGAATCGCACCAGGCTCTCGGTCATCATCCGAAGACACTGCATCTCGCCGAGGCGCTGGGCTGCAGCCTGCCGACGGCGGTAGGCCACCTGCAGTTCCTGTGGTGGTGGGCGCTCGACTATGCGCCTGACGGGCGCCTGAAACCGGGCAGTCAACTCACCATCGCCCGGGCGTGCGAGTGGCGGGGCAAGCCCGACAAGTTCTGGCAGGGCCTGCTCGAGGCCGGCTTTGTCGACGACAGCGGCGAGGGAGGACGGATCCATGATTGGCACGACTACGCGGGTCGGCTGGTCGACAAACGGCGCCGCGATGCGGAGCGGAAGCGACAGGGGCGCATGGACACGTCCGCCGGACTTCCGGCGCCACCAAATGAAAATGGAACCGGACATCCGGCGGACGGCGCCCGGACGGCGCAGGTACCGGACCTAACCGTACCGGACCAACCGGACCAACCAACCGGACCGGACCGGACCGGACCCATCCCCCCAAACCCCCCTTCGGACCCGCCGAAGGGGGGCGATGACTCCGAGACGTGCCCCGAATGCGAGCTGCTCGTCGATCGCAACGGGGCGGGCCACGGGCTCTCGAAGCTGCCAGGTCGCGTTCGGAATTGCTCGCTTGACCACCTGAAGCCCTTCGAGTGGCAGCAGCGAGCCGCGGTGGAGGCCGCCAGTGTCTGAGCAGTTGAGCCGGTGCCGGTCGTGTCAGACGCACTCCGCCGCGGTGCGGGAGACGGCC